TTTTCTAAAGTTACCGGCTTCTTCCAAGATAATTAACTTACCACGTTTACCCCTTAATTTATCAATATCATCACCTACAGTAACTCCAATGATTTCAGACTTCCAACCTTTTTCAATCTTTAAACCTTCTGAATCTATTTCTTGATATGAAGATCTTCTATGTAAATCTGTATTTTTAAAATGTCTTCTTTTACCCCAAGGAGTATATGTATCCCTGAAGTCCATAATATCCCAGGCTTTAGTTATAATACCATCACCTGTTAAGAATTCTAGAGAATAAGCAAAAGCAAATGATTTAGATTTTTCTATATGAAAGTAGTTTCTGCATAGCATACTACCAGCTTTAAATGATTTACCTTTACCACGACTTCCACCTAAGAAAGCATGTTCAGCCATTTTTTCAGACTCATCTAAATAATGAAACCAATCATAATCTCCATCCCAAAAATTAGGAAATCCTTCAATCCTTTCAGCTTGTACATTACCTGTAATAACAATATCAGTTGGTGGTAATATTAATCCACTAGGGTCTGATTTAACTTCCTCTGATTTCATGATTGGAGAATAGTTTAAATAATCATAAAAATATCCAGGTATAAAATCTCTACCTGTATGATACCCAAATAAACATCTTTTTCTTTCTTCTTCCCAAAATTTTATCCATTGAGAAGTTCCAGGCAATAACTTGGTGTACACTTTATATTCATCAAAGTGTTGTCTAGCAGCTGTCCATTCATTAATATCTATTATATTCATTTATTATGTATTTTCAAACCAAGATCCTTCTCCTCCACCTCTAGTTCTAGATTCTTTTAGTTTTTGTTCCTTACTTACTTTTTCAATTAGCTTATCTAAAGTTTCTATAATACCAGCACAATCTTTTAATGCACTAGTTACTTCTTTTACTTTATAAACTAAATTTCCTTTAGCGTCTCTTTCTTCATAATCTATACTATCAAAATAACCCCATAGTTTTTCAGCAGCAGATTTAGCTGATTTTAAAAACCTCATGTTAAAAGTATCTTGTAATTCCTCATATTTTTTAATAGCTTCTACTACATCTTTACTAGGAGTATATTTACCTCCAAATAAATCTTTAATAATAGTAACTATTTTAATATCTTGAGGGAAAGCAGCATAAACACTTTTGTAATCTGTAGATAAATACACATAAGCTAATTCTTTAATAGCCAAACCTTTATCTTTAGACTTATCTGAATCCCATATTTTTTTAAATACAGGAATCAGTAAAGCTTCTGTTGTTATAATAGGTTGTTGATTAACTAACTCAAATAATTTCATTAAGCTAGTTCTTCTACACTGTTATTAATTACTACTACATGATGTTCTCTAAATACAGCATATAATACTTTATTATACATAAATCCATCAGGAGTAGCATTTGAGTTAAACATAACTACATCTCCTACTTTAATTTGTGTACAATTTGGACCTACAGCTAAAACTTTGTAGCCTTTAAATTCTTTTTGTTCAAAGTCTGAAGCTTTCATACCATCAGGTAAAGCTATACCAGAAGATAGTACTTTCTCATCTTCTATTTTAGGACTTTCAATAATAATACCATTATTAAATGGTGTAAAAGGGATTAAATTTGTCATATTATCTATTTTTAATTACATTATACATTTGAAAACTGAATAAACTAGCCCAAATAATTAAGAATATCATACACATTGTATTTGTAAATAAATTATGATAATGATCATCTATTTTATACACTATTATAGTGGCTAATATTAAAGTATATAAACTTCTTTCTGTTTTACTAAACCAACTCTTAAAAAAATTTACCATTTGTTTGCTGGACATTTACTATCTGGGTTTCTTGTTTTAGCTTTTAAAGGACAACTACACAAAAGGCAGTAACTAGTAACTTTCATCTTTTTAGGAGTTGAGTTATAATTACATTCAAAACAAGTTTTTAACTTTAATTCTGCAGTTTCTCTTTCTTTACCAGTAACTAAGTTAAACCAACCAGTAGCTATTTCCTTTAAATTAATGTCCATATTTCCACTTTCTAAATAAATTAATAATTTCTAAAGCTTCGTTGTAAGTACTAACTAATAAATTAATTTGAGTACATTCACTTTCTATAGTTAATAAAGCTATAGTACCATCAGGTGATACTTCTTCAGAAGCTGTAAACAAAGTAATACTATCTTTTTCTATATATAAAGTTTCAATAATCTTTTTAGCACTAGTTTCATATTGAGGTTTAAGTTTATCCATTAAATCATCTCCAGTACTAATTTTAAATGAATGGCTATAATCAAAATTTAAGTAAAATTCACCGTGAGTAGGATATAATTTTACAATACTAGGTTGAATAATTTTCTTCTCTTCTTTAAATACTATAGTATTTAAAATTATTTCTATTTCTGGCTCCATTTTTTTAAATTTTTTTTAGGAATAAATTTACCTAACACAGGTAAACAGATTGTTTGTAATTTATCTATTTCATCTATAGATCCTTCACCTATTTCTTTTATTAAAAATCTGTTTGTAGTTTTAATAACAGAATTAATAACTTCAGGTTTTAAACTCATCTCTTTAGCAATTTCAGTAAGTATTTTATCTTCGTATTTACTGTTCATATTAGTCTAAAATAACCCAATCTTCAGCTAAACAATCAGATCCACTAGGGGCCCAATAAGCCACATCCTCTTGAGCTGTTTTTAATAACAATGAAGGTCTAACATTTAACTCTTTACCATCTTTAGTATATTCTCTCATAGCTGGAGAAAACCAATCTTCATTTTTTAAAGGTTTATTTGATCCAGGAGAATAGATAGCAAACATATTAGCTCCATTCCAACCTAATCTTGCAATTTTTTTTCCTTGTTTTAAAGCTTCTAAAGCAGTTCCAAAATTTACTGTATTCATTTTATTTTTATTTTAAAATTTATATTAATTTCATTATTTACTACCGGCTCTTTTAATAACAATTTATCCTTACTAATAAAAATCTTCTTTTTTCTGAGAGAAGAAAGAGTATTATTAAATACAGGTACACTTAACTTTAAAGATTGTTGAATCCTTTTCTTAGTAGAAGTTAAGAATATTAACTTATTAACATCTTTAACATGTGAGTAAATATTCCTTATATACATCATAGTAGCTAATACTTTAATTTCATTACCAGTTAAAGATTTAGGTAAAGAGTAATTAACTACATTTAAATAATGTATATAAATCTTAGCTTTTTCTGTTTGTATATTAATTGTCATTTATAACTCTAATTGTTAGTACAAATCTGTAACAAATAAAATTATAAACCAAATTTATTTTGAATTAGGCACAATTAGCCCTTTGAAATTTTAATAATTCAAAAATCTCCTTTATTTAAGCCGTCTATAGAATACTTCCACTTACCTCAGATCCCCGGTAACTTCTTCGGACTACTTTTGTAGCTAATTAGATCTTCTTAAACATCAGAAATTTTCTTTTTAGTTCTATTGGAGAAACCTCTTTTCTGGATGACAGGGCCAATAGTTATTTGGCAACTCACCATACTCATACTATCCAACTTCTAAAAGGTATTATAAGTTAATTACTCTTATCTTTAACCTCTGGTACAATAGTTAATTGTGAACTGGGAGCAAAAGTAAAAAGTATATATTTAATATGCAAATTTATTTTTAAGTACTTTTTTAAAGAGTGAATTTATAGCTAAAAAAAATAAAAAAAAATTTTTTATATTTTTTGAAAAAATGGATTTGGATTAGAGTAGATACCAGTTCAACAATCACCCCTACCTAAGTTTGGGCGGAGGAAGATACCCGATGCTAAGTGTGTGTAGCTACTTACAAGTGCTACAAAAATCCCACAAATAATTATCACAAATGGGAAATTTAACGAACTTAGTTGTTAGCGAGCGTGAAACCAAAATTGAGAGAACTACTGTACACATAGATACAGTTCTTACCTGTGTACCTTACAGTACATCTACAGGTCTCAAGGGATTAGAGTTCAAGCTTAAAGGATTACCTTATCCTGTTAGAGTATTAACCAAAGATATTCCTGCGTTGTTTATAGGCTGTAAAGTGCAGTTTGTAGGTACAATGCGTGAATATCAGGGTAAACAATACTTTAACCCAATGGATATTGAGGTTGTAGAACCATCAGCTATTAGCTTATTAGCTGTAAGTGGTGTAGGGTACTCAGGTAAACTTATTTAGCTTATTGGCTTGAGCCTTCGGCTGGCGATAATCATAATACCTTTATTGGTATTGTGGTTATTGTTTTTAAGTTTGAAGATAACACTAAGCCAATGTAACAGATTTTAAGGATTAACTGTTGTAAAAATCCTTCTCTATCAATTATCAGACTATAAGTAAATCATAGTAATAGGGTAACTTAGACTTAATGAAGTAAAAGTCAAGCAGTTAGAGTGTTAGTTTTAGTTAATAAATGAAGACTAATACTCTACTTCTGCTATTCTCACTCTCAAAAACTCTCAAATTTTCACAACATAAACTAATTAATAGCTAATTAGTTAATAATAAAGTCCAACATATCTTATGACTTAAAACTATAAGATGGTAAACGGTCTGCTAATACATCAGTCGCAAAACAATAATGTATTTGGTTTAATATACCATAACTCCCATAGGACAATCTTGAAATAGAGATGCAAGAGTTAAAACATATAAACGTGAATTATTAACAATTTAAATATCATAAAAATGAAAAGTTTTCAAGAAATAAAAGAAATGTGCTCTGATGAGCATTTAATGAATGTTTTAAAAAAAAATTTAAGTCTTATTAAAATTGTTAATGAAAATTACAGTCATATACAAGATTTAGAAGTTCTAATATCTCTTTTAAAAGGTGGTTTAACTTCTTATTATAAAGAATATCATAAAGAACAAGAAGAAATTGTACAATTTTGTGCTATTATTGCTGAAAATACAAGAGCTAATCATTATAAACAAAATGATAAGTTTGATGATGTTTATACAATATTAGCGTTATTGTAAACATATTACAAATATTTGAGTTCACCTGCGATAATATCAAGGGTGAACTTTAAAAATATTGTGTCTTTTGATAAAAGAATAGTAGGAGAAAACCTATGAATTTAAGCAGCTTATCCCTGTAAAAAACCTTTTCATTTATATGAATAAATGAGGTAATAAACCTAATCTTAATGGAGCCGTAAAAGAAGTTACACTACTAAAAACTAGAATTTTTAGAAGGCTTTGAAGTTAAGATAGTAACTATTTTTTTTCCAATGTAATTAGTTGTAATATAAACAAATTCTAATCAAATTTGTGTAATAAGTTATGAAACGCCTTCAGCTCTATTATTTATGTGATGTAAATAATATAAAGTCTGATTTATTACCTACAGTAAGAGGCGTGTAGGGTTACAAATTATTACAACTAAATACAAAGGAATATTATTAATGCACCATAACTCACTTCCCAAGGGTGAGCAGTTGAGATAAGGATCAAATGACTACCTACCTTACAACTGAGTGCAGAGGGATTATTATTAAAATGGTGGTTACTAACCTAAACAATCTAAAGTAAGAATTGATTGTTGAAAATATATTCAGAGCTTGATTCGCTTTTAATATAATAAATGTTCTTACAAGGAGTAGATTTCCTTATCCAAATATGTTTTATAAGGTTGCAAACTTATTTAACCTCTATGAGCACAAGCTAGAAAACAAAGCCTAATCAGCAAGTACTTAGATTATTGTATTAACTACAATATAATAATTTAAGGTAATTAATTATACACACACTCATCCCTTGATGGGTGGATAAAATGTCTAAATAATGTGTTAAAATAAGGCAAATGATAGTAAATAAAGAGACTATTGATTACAGGTAAAAAGCATCCCTGTTATTTTATTACTTACAATTGTAGAGTATATCTTCGATGATAAATAAAAACAAACACAAATTAATTACTAACAATTTAAAAAGCAACTGGCAAGTTGTAATAATATGCAAAACAAAATGAGATACTTTCAATTAATTAACCCAATTAGAAATCAGTATCCTTTAGTAGGAGAAAAAGAAATCTATATTGAAGAAAATGGTGTACAAACACTAATTTTAAAACGTAATATTATTGCTAACTTTCCTAACGAAACAATGGAAATAGCACATGATTTATCTTTAGAAGATGTTCAACGTGAACAATCTTATTTAGATTTGAAAAACGAATGTGAACTTAACTCTTTAGAAAATCAATCAGATGAGTAATAAAGAAATAGTTTACTGGAAAACAAAAGATGGTAAAAAGGTGTCTATAGATGATATGGACACCAACCATCTTAAAAATGTACTTAAAATGATTGTAAACAATAGTAACAAACATAGATTAAAAGTACTTAGTCAAAAACATAAATTTAAACTCAATGGTGATATGGCTAATGAGTTTAATATGTCTTTTGATGAAGATGAATAAAATATTTACTAACAATTAAATTCATAAACAAATGAAAAACTTAAAATTAGGTTATTACTTAGCAAATGACTACAACAGTAAAGCTGTATTTAGATTATCTGAATTTACCCATTCTTTTTTACATGGAATTGGTTATAATTTTGGTGTGATTAAAGTTAAATTATTTGGTTATAATTATAAATCATATTAATATGCTGATATTATCTCAATCACAAGCTAAAAATTACTTCAAAAAACTCACACCTTCTTTTCATTGGGAAGGTTGTGGGTGTTGCAGTAATCAGGAAGATTATGAAATTAAAGGTAATAGAATACTTAATATTTCATCAGGTGAATCTCAAGGACATAGATATTATAATGTATCTATAATTGCTAAAATAAAGAAGGCTGGGAGTAATTAACCTGATACAATTGTCTAATCAACAATTTACTTCATATGATATAGGGTGATTTCCTATTAAAGTTATCTAGCTTACTTATTAATTATGCTGCATTGACAGATAAACGTAATTAGTTAATAATAGATTAAAGTGCTGAACATCACTACAATAACAAAAACTGTTCATTTTTTTTTTATTTACTAACAATTAATTAATTAAAAAATGAAACAATTTATTCTAATTACAGCATTAACAGCTGCAACAACCTTTCTTTTAACAATGGTTTCAATAACTATATCAATGTTTTTAAATTTTAACAATTAAACAATAAAACAATGAAAGTAATTATCTACATTTTTCTATATATATTCCTAACAGGATTATATTTCTTCTCATTATCTTTATTTGGTTGCTTATGGTTTCCATTTAAAGAAGTAGTAACTAATCCTAATTGGTTTATTACTTATTTATTAATACTTCATTGGTGGTTAGTCGGTTTTTCATTGATGGAATATTATGAAAGACATTTAGACAATTTATTTTAAATTAAAATGAGAACATTTTTAGATTTAGTAGCTACAATTATAACAGTGTTATTTTTTGTAGCAGTAGCTTTTATAGTTACACAATAAAAAACCGTTTGTTAATTACGTTATATAATATGTACTATTTAAATTAATATTCTAAAAAAAATGTATTTCATGGTAAAAGGTTGCTCAACCTTATTTGTTTCTTTAGAAGATGCAAATAAAAAAGCATTGGAGATAGCCAATAGAAAACTATCAGAATCAATCATAACTAAAACTACTATAGAAAAAAGTAGATTAGAATATGATCCATGGAGTGGAGATCCTTTTGAATTTACAGATATAGTTGAAGTTGACAAGTTAAAATTTATTAATTCTAAACAAGAATTAATGGATTTAATTACTGATTTTGATTATGTTTTATCTACTTCCGTTGTTGAATTATTCGTTAAAGAAGAATTAATTCAACAATAATGAAAAAAACTCTTTGTCAACTAGAGTCTAAAATAAGTTGATGTTAGATTAGTAAATACGTTTAATGTATATATTGTGAAAATGTGAGTTCAATTCTCACCTAGTCTACTAATAAATTATTAATTAAAACTAAATAATTATGAAATCAGATTGTTGTAATAGTCATATTCATTTAGATGAAAACAGACTATTTTGTACTAATTGTTTACAATATTGTAAATCAAAAATTAATTATTATACTATATTATTATACATTATTGTATTTATAATATTATCTATTATAAGCTTAGATTTAGCTAATAAAAAAGTAATATTTAAAATTACAAAACATAGTAATAAAGATATAGTATTAAATAAAGATTCAATATTTAATGCATTAGTACAAGAAAATATATTATTTCCTGAATTAGTTATTAAACAAGTATTAGTTGAAACTAATCATTTAAAATCTAAGATATTATTTCAAAATAAGAATCTGTTTGGTATTAAATATATTAAACAAAAATTAGCTGTTTGTAAATTAAATGGACATGCTAAATATAATTCTTATAAAGATTGTATTAAAGATTATAAACGATTACAACAATATTACTTAAATAACATTCAAGAGAAATATGCTGAAAATAAAAACTATACTAAATTATTAACTCAAATTAAATAACAATGTCAAAAACAAGCAACAAACAAAAGATTGCAACTCTTAAAGAGTGGATTAGAATTAATAACATTAAACAAAAAATCAAAGAAGATTAATGAGTAATTATTCTAAAACTTTAAATTCTAAATCAGAGTTTAAAGTAGGTAGGCAAAAACCTAATTTTGCAAATCCTCCTCAATGGAAATGGATGGGTAACTTTACTACTTTAGAAAAAATGTCTTACGGACAAATAAGGTCTGTTAAAAAAGTTTGTACACAACATAAAGGAACTTGGTATGGATATAGCTGGAGTTACTGGGTTGATCAATGTGATAAAATTCTTAAACAAGAAGAATTAAGATCAGCAATGATTAAAACAGTACAATTTCTTGGGAAATTTGCTACAGCGCAATCAGATACTGAAGTCCTAATTAAATTAAGCTAATTTTTTTTGTGGTAATTAATTGGTTAGCTTAATGGTTTTGCTTATCTTCTAAATGGAAAGATGCTTCGTGGTTATTATCCGGAAGTAAATAAGAGTTCGACTCTCTTTAAGCAAACAAATTACTATAGTCAAGTAATAGTAATAATACAGATTAAATCCTTGCTGTCGGATTAAGGATTAAAATAAATAAAAGTTTATAAAAATTAAGTAAAATGTTAACAAAAAATTCAAAAAATTCAGAAATTACAAGTGCTATGCCAGAAATTAAAGATGGCCAAACAAGAATCTTCGCTATTGAAGATACTAAAAACCCTAAATACAAGACAATTTTTGCTTGTCAAGAAGTTAAAGGTGGTGGAGCTACTGCAGCTCAAGAGCTTTTAATGGGTTGGGGTAACAGAATTGTAAGAGCTATTCACAATGCTGATTCAACAATTGCAGCTAAATTTAAAGTTGGTGATGTATTACCTTTAGATATTTTATCTGAAGAAAAAACAGTTCCAGCTTATGATGGTCAAGCTCCTAAAATTAATCCTTCTACCGGAGAAACTATTAGTTTTAATGGATCTGAAGTTTATGAGCATGGTTCATTAGTAGCCAAAGGAGAAGGTAAAGTAATTCGTTTAGAGCGTACTACTGTAGCTAATTCAGTTTTATTAGCTTAATAATTAATCTTAAAGCACACTTAATACTTGATAAAAGTGTGCTTTTTTTAACATTAATATGATAAAAGCAGAATTAAATCAAATTAAAAAACTAGTAATTGAAGTATTTAATGTTAAAGATAAAGATTTAACCTCTAAATGTAGAAAAAGGCAAATAATTGAAGCTAGAGCTGCATTTGCTATACTAGCTACTAATTATGGTTATTATCAACATCAAATAGTTGAAGCATTAAATAATGTGATTAGAAGATCATCTATTAGTCATGCTATAGCAACTTATGAAAATATCAAATTACCAGAATTTAAAAACAAAATTGATTACTGTAACCAAAGATTAGGTTATGGTTTTGATGAAAATTACTACCTTTCAATGGGTAAATTATAATGGCAAAGGAAATAAAAAAAGGTTATCATCAGTTTAGAATTGATGATGAACCAGGTAACTTGACAGTAACCTCAAAACTGTCTAAAAAACAATTTATGGATAAACTAAAAACTAATAGATTAACTTTTGGTAGATACCATTCACAAGAAAGTCATATATTAGTAGGAGCAAGTACAATTAGACCAACATGGTAATAGTAATAACAATCAAAGAATCTAAAGTATCACATAGAATAAATACTAAAGATGACTTTATAAGAGATGATTTTAATAATATTTTACCTGAACATAAATTATTACAAAAAGCTAGAGAATTAGCTTGGGATATTTATGGTAAAACAATTGCAGATGTAACTATTAATAAAAATTAATTATGGCAACAACTATATATTTTATTTGTCTTGTATTTTCTTTTATTATTATTAAATTAATAAATAAAAGAGATAGAGATATTTCTGAGAGAGGAATTAAATATCCTTATACAATGTATCAATATTACAAACGTAAAAAATGGTATAAAGTTTTAACTGTATTAAGTTTTGTACCTTATGTAAATTTAATTGTAATTGTATCAATAGCAATATTGCTTGTATATTTATTACTTTTAGGATTTTCAATAAAAGACTAATTTAAATAGGTTTTACTAGTTGTACCTTAAACTACAACTAGTTTTTATATGGGGCTGCCAGGATTTGCTCCCTATCATAGATTATATTAAGCAAGTATAGCATTGCCTACTAACGTGTGCTATTAAAATATTAGTTGGTGAGTATAGATGGAAACACTATTACAAATGAAGTTGGTACAATTGCAGATTTGTACCCTTCTAGAAAAGCTTCTGCAAAAGTTATTAATTTAACGCCTGTAGCTGAACAGGAACTAGAGTTAGCTGCCTAGATTAGCAAACAGAAGTTTAACTGTAAATAAAACTAGAGAACTTGTTGACATTCACTTGAATAATAGCTAAAAGTCAATATTTTGTTAGTTGTAGAAATAACTAACTAAACTTGTAGAAATTTATAAAGTATTTTAGGGAATACGAGGGTTCAATTCCCTCCAGCTCCACAATTATTAACAATTAAATTAATATGACAAAACATACTTACGATTTAAAAATATTTAATGGTAGAATAAAAATTTATATAGATGGTTATGTTATGTTTTCATTTAATCAAATAGATTTTTTAGGATACTATGCTTATAAAGATGATACAGATTTATATGGTATAGATATTTATCTACTAAGAGAAAAAGCAGGTGCTAGTACAATGGAAATTTATTTTAAAACTAAAAAGAATTGGTTAAACATACTTAAATTATTAGATACACATTTATGATGATTGAAAAAGTTAAAAGAAAATCTATGATAATTAGACCATCAGGTCGTAGTACTGATTTTATTAGTCCTAGCTTTGGTCATGGTTGTTTATATAATTGTACTTATTGTTATATGAAAAGACATAAACCTGTAGGTTTAGATATAGCAAAAAATACTATGGATATATTAACTGAAATTAATAATCATTCTATGTTTATTAATGTAGATAAACCTAATCAAACTCATTCAGATTATATTACTTATGATATATCTTGTAATGAAGATTTTGCTTTACATGCTAAATATCATAAATGGGAAAAGATATTTGATTTCTTTAAACAACATCCAATAGCTATGGGTTCATTTGCTACTAAGTATGTTAATGTAAATCTAATAAACTATAATCCTGAAGGTAAAATACGCATTAGATTCAGTTTAATGCCTCAAAATATCTCAGATAAGTTAGAACCTAACACATCTAAAATAATTGATAGAATCAAAGCTATTGATGCTTTTATAGATGCTGGTTATGATGTACACATAAACTTTAGTCCTGTTGTTGTTTATGATAATTGGTTAGAAGATTATGAAGATTTATTTCACATGGTTAATACATATGTAGATTATAAAGATATAGTTAAATGTGAAGTTATATTTCTTACACATAATAAACACAAACATCATTATAATGTAAATGCTGAATTAACAGGTGAAGAATTATTATGGACTCCAGAAAATCAAGAATCTAAAATCTCACAATATGGTGGAGATAATATTAGATATAAACATGATTTAAAACGTGATTATATTAATCAATGGACTGAATTACATAATAAAATAATTAACTGGAATACAATAAGATATATATTTTAAAAATAAAACAATATGATATTTGAAATAGATTTTAATCACGAACATGATGATAAAGTATTAGTAGAAGTTGGTGCTAAAATAGAAGAACTTCCTAATAGAAAGTATCCACCATATGAACTAGTTAAAATAGAATTAAACACTTTTGAAGAGTTGGAACAATTACTTAATAGAGTAAATTCAATTAAAGGTAAGCTCTATAGTGCTGTTATTAGTTTTGATCCTCCTGGAATATTCTTAGATGATAAAGTTTAAATTAAATAATATGAAAAAAGAAGAAATAATAACTTTAGCAGAATCAATGAATTTTAAACTTGATTATGATAAATCTGATGATGAAGTATTACCTTATATTAGGTTTGTTTCAGTTGATGATGAACTTGATGAAAAAGATTTAAGATGGATTTGGCTTAAAAATGAAACTGATGCTGACAATATTGATTATGGAAAATATATTCAATCAAGATTAATTAGAAAAAGACAAGTTTTAAACAGTTTAAAATATTAAATAAAATGACTAAAGAATTTACTCCTTACGAACCATCATTAGCTTTAAAAGAATTAGGATTTGATGAACCTTGTATATCATATTACACTGTTTATGGTAAATTCTCAAATGACTATTCAGCACCAAAAAAATACAACTCAGAATTTAAATTAGGTAGTTATATTTCAGCACCAACTTACTCACAAGCATTTAAATGGTTTAGAGAGAATTATGGATTGTATTCTTGGGTAACAATGGAATTAGGTAATAAATCCACATTTTGTTGGGTGTTATCAGGTGAACATACTTCAACTCAATATGCAGCATATTTCCATACCTACGAAGAAGCAGAACTTGCTTGTCTAAATAAATTAATAGAAATTGTTAAAAATAAATAAAATGAAAAACATACACATATTACCAACAGATAAACCAAGTAGGTTACATTTAGGAAATTCAGGTTTAGTTTTATGTGATTTGAATTTTAGTAAAAATACTATCAATGGTCAAAACATCTACATCACTTCTGATGAAGAAGTTAAAGAAGGAGATTGGTATTGTAGTCCAAGTGGTATAATATCTAAACATAATGGAACTGAAATGTTACCTGATTATTGGAGGAAAATCATCCTAACAACAGACCGAGATTTGATTGCTGATGGAATAGAGGAGATTTCAGAAGATGAGTTATTAAAAATAATTAAAGATTTAAACAATGTATAAATTATTAGCAAACTACTTAAATGAAATAATGCTTGTTTCAAATCCTAGAGTTCAATCATTTAATACGGAAGGAAATATATGTATTTATGTTTGGATTGGAGAATATGATAATGATTATACAAAATCTGAAATAAATATTTGGGAACTATTAAATTTTACTTATTCAAAATTAACAATTATTTAACATTAAAAAGTTGCAATTCTATTTAAAATGTAGTATATTTGTAGTATAGATATATTATCATGATAAAAGAAAAAGATATTCTGATTAGAGTAGACTCAGAATTAAAAGAAAAACTACAACAAAAAGCTAAATCACTAGGTTTATCTTTGTCTTCTTACATTAGATTAACTTTAATAAAAGAACTTAAAGATGAGTAAGGTATGTGGAATATATAAAATCACATCACCTAGTGGTAAAGTTTACATAGGACAATCTGTTGATATTAAAAGAAGATTCACTTCCTATAAAACACTTAACAAAAGTAAAAAACAAGTTAAACTGTATAATAGTTTTGTTAAATATGGTGTTGAGAATCATATTTTTGAAACAATAGAAGAATGTCTTGTTGATTTTATTAATGAAAGAGAAAGATATTGGCAAGAACAATATAATGTTTTAGAATCCAGTAAAGGGTTAAACTTGTGTCTAACTAGTACAAAAGATAAAAAGCATTTACACTCTGAGGAAACAAGAAATAAAATATCTGAATCAAATAAAGGAGAAAAGTGTTTTTGGTATGGTAAAACCTTTAGTGAAGAAACTAAATCAAAAATGAGAGAATCTAGAAAAGGATATAAACACACTCAAGAATCTCTTGATAAAATGAGTTTATCTCAAAAAGAAAGAACTAGAGAAGATATGATTGGAGATAATAATCCATCTAAAAGGATTGAAGTACGTGAAAAATTGAAAGGAATTAATAATCATAAATCTAAGAAAGTTATTAACATCATTACCAATAAAGTTTTTAACTGTGCAAGAGAAGCTTGGGAAAATCATCATAAAGAACAATATTGTTATAACTACTTTATGGAGATGTTAAGAAACAAAAAATCTAACAAAACAAATTTTAAATACTTATGAAAAATTTATACAAAATAGATGATGAATTATACATAGTAAGTTTATCTGAAAAAATTAAAGAGAATACTCAAACTTTTAAAGAAGGATTAAATGGCGATTGGTTTTATAATACTATTTATAACTTTATAGCAAGAACAGGTGATATAACCGCTTATGATTTTAAAATTATATTAACTACTAATAAATTGCTAATCAAAGATGGTGTACAAGCTATTGATGATGAGTTCTTAGAGTGGTTTTGTTCAAAAAATGGAGAAGTTGATTTTGTAGAAGTAATAAAAACAGAAGATGAAAAGAACTAATAGACAAGGAGAATATTGGGTAAATAATGATGGGGAAAATTTACACATAATAGAATATAATGGAGTAAATGATTGTACTATTGAGTTTGAAGATGGGACTATTGTAAAAAATGTTCAATATCACAATATAGTATCAGGTGGTATTAAAAATAACAATAAAAAATCTGTGTTTGGTATTGGGTATATTGGTTATGGTATTCACAAAGCATCTATTAAAAGCAAGCACACTAAGCCATATATTATTTGGAGAGGAATGTTACAAAGATGTTATTATACATATAAAGATTTTAATTCTACTTATGAAAATGTAGAAGTTTGTGATTCATGGTATAATTTTCAAAACTTCGCACAATGGTTTGAGGAAAATTATATAGAAGGTTGGGAATTAGATAAAGATTTACTTAATACTGATAAAAAGATTTATTCTCCAAGTTCTTGTTGTTTTATTCCTAAAGAAATTAATTGTTTACTTAAAAAGAAAAAAGAAACTACAGGAACACTAAAAGTAGGAAACAGATATAAATCTCAAATAGGTACAGATAAAATTCACAATCATATTGGAACTTTTAATTCAATTGAAGAAGCAAATAATGCTTACAAAAAAGAAAAGAAAAAACATTTAACAAATATTACTCAAAAATACAAAGAGAAATTAAATATTGAAGTTTATAATAAATTACTTAATTATGAAATATAAAATCATCATTCCAAAAGAAGAACAAATAAAATGTTATTGTGGTCATACTACAACTTGTGATTGTGGACCATTAGAAGTCTCAGATGAGGCTAAACAAAGAGCAGTTAACTATATGAGATTAAAAGATGGTTACGTTGAACCTAAACAAGAAACACTTGAAGAACTTGAAGAAGCTGCTTGTAAAGCATTAGGTTATGATTACAACGATTGGGTTTCATTATTCTCTAAAGATAAATCTACAGTTATTTACAGTGAAGTAACTAATTGGTGTAAAGGTGCTAAATGGCAAGCTGAAAGAATGTATAGTGAAGCTATTGAATTTGGAGAATGGATCAAAAATAACCCTTATGTTTGGAATTACTCAGATAAATTAAACGATACAAGAACAACAGAAGAATTGTTTAAACAATTTAAAAAGAAATAACATGGGAAAAGTAACAATAGAATTTGATACTGTAGAAGAAGCTACTGAAATAAGAGAAGCTTTAGATGGTTACAAGTGGAAAGGTGCTATGTGGAATTTAGACCAAAAGTTAAGAGGAACTACTAAATATGGTACTAGTTTAATTAATACAAAAAATAGTGCTAGTAGTGAAGAAGTTGAAATAGCAGAAGTAGTAAGAGAATTAATAAGAGAATGTTTATCAGAGTATAATCTTAAATTAGAATAACATGACACAAACAGCAGTTTTAACATTTATTTTGGGCTACATAATTGGTATCCTTTGGGAAAGATGGAAATATTATAGAAAGACAAGTAAGCACTTGCAAGATTTATAGCATTGCATATAACTACTCGCTTGAAACAATAAATATTAACGTATAACATAAACTTAAAAAAAGAATTATGAGCAAACAAACGGCAGTTGAATGGTTAGGAGTTTATATAAAAAGTATTACATTTTTAAATTGTGATGATATTATTGAACAAGCCAAAGCAATGGAGAAAAAGCAGATAGAAAGTGCTTATTGGGATGGTGGGGAAGATATGCCAATGACAAGTAAACAATGTGAACAATACTACAACGAAACATTTAAAAAATAAATAATAAAAATTTTAAAGTGTTGTTCCCTTGAGAAAGGAATTTAATACCATATAGTGCAGATGGAGGAAACACTACAACACAGAGGACTTCTCATCCTCAAATATAGTCAGGTAGCTCAGTGGTAGAGCGAGGGTTTTCTAAACCTAGTGGTCACAGATTCGATTCCTGTCCTGGCTACTATTGTACTATTATATAGTACCTTAGCCATTTATAAGTTCAGTTTCAAATCTAGTAAAATTGAAAAAAAAAATTTTAATTAATTTAGTTGTTTTTAATCAAAACTCCTGTTGTTAATTCGACAGGAGTTTTTTAACTTTGTAACATGAATTTAACTAGACAATTGATAGAGCTAAATAAAGCTAATATAGTACCTAAGAAATTTGATACTAAGCTAAATTGTATAACTTATATATTAAGTTATTATAAATTAAAATATCAAATAAATGGTAATATTTTTGATTTATTTTATGATTTAAAATTAAGGCAATTACAACATATTTGTCATAAGGTTAAAGATCATGTAAATAATGATGAATCAGCCTTTGAATATTTAAATGATTTAATAAGTTTTTTAAAAATATAATGAAACCATTATTAACACAAGAGCAGTTAAATAAAATACTTGATTCTGAAAAAATAGAAGATACAGAAGCTATTGAAGTAATCAGAAAATATGTTTTTGATTGTAAAAAAGTAGATATTAAAGGTATTAATAGACCTACTGATAGTCCTACATTTGTATTAATAAATAATACAATGGTAGTTACTAATAATATAGAGTTGATGTTTAAAATGTATATAGAAGCTAAAAGTTATTACAAACAATAAAAAAATAAAAACTAATTTAATTTTAAATAAAATGAATACAAGTTTATATGGCTGGTTATTCACTTTTAATTGCTATGATAATATGTGGTATGCTTTTAAAAGTGAAGATTTAAATGACTATTGGAATGGTAATCCTAATTCTAATATTCTAAAAAATGAAGATAAAAATGTTCTTATTAGAGCTATTAATACAGAATCTGTAATAGTTAATCCTAAAGAATTAAATAAAAATAATAGTGCTAAATTAGATTTTGGTAAACTATAATGAAAAGATGTTTTAAATGCACTAGAAAATATCCTTTATTCTTATTTGGTAAAAATAATATGAAATATGTTATTAAATCAGATAAAGGTAGATTAATTGAGTGTAGAATATGTACAGTTAAAAGATTTATCAAAGAAGAAGGAAAAATAGTAAAATATAATTTTATTATTAAAAAGTTTGAAATAATAACTTTAAAAATTAATTTAAAAAATATAATTAATCAATTTTTAAACAAATGATAACAAAAGAAAAAATAATTGAAATATTAGGAAAAGGATTTTCTAAATTTTATAATCAAGGATTTATTAATAAAGCAGAATTAGCTGATGAAATATTAGCTTTAAATAATAACGAACCTAATGTTCAAAAAATAGAACTTAAATATAAATCTGGTGATAAAGTTATCTGTAAAAAACCATTAATTATAGGCAGTCCTAGACATGCTATTATAATTAAAAAAGGTTCTATACATAATTTAGTATGTTCTAATAATACTGAAGGAGGTACTTTAGGTATATTTGGTATTATGTCTTGTATTGATCTTAAATTTGAAGAATATTTTAAACTATATATTGAAAAAACTAAAGATTATGAAATATTAGAATTTACTTCTAAAAATTCAGGTTGTATAGCGTTTAAAAATAATAAAGGTACTTATGATTCTGATAATGTCAGTAATTTAAAAGAATTAGAATTATTATCAGATTCTAGAAGTTTAATAACTAAAGTTAAAAGATTTTTGTAATGCTAATGCAATATTAAATACAGAAGAATTAATTATAAAATTAAGAAAAAATTATGAATGATAATATATTTACAATTGGTGATACAATTGAAAGTGACTCTGGTAAACATATAATTACAAGTTTTCAAATACAAGAAAATAAAATTAGAGTTAATTATAAAGGAGTTTTAGATAATCAAATTTATTGGAATTATTTAAATAATATTAAAAAAGCTAAAACTCCAATCCTAGTTACAGATGACAATATTGAAATGTATTCTAAAGATATTATTTGGATTGTAACTAATAATGATTTTGTTTTATTAAATACTTTAAAAGCTGAAGAAATTACTACAATTAAATTACCAATTCAAGGTTATAAAATATTCTCAACTAAAGAAGCAGCTGAAGAATATGTAATTATTAACAAGCCTTGTTTATCTCTTATGGATTTAAGAAAAGCTGGTTATGTAACTGCTAGTGTAACATTAAAACAATTAGTAAAAAGTAAATTAAAATAATGAACCAAGAAGCCTCTAGTTTAACTATGCAAAACTGAGTACCTCTAACGTGTTCTAGGCTAATTTAGAGTAGCTATATAAGACTATTTTCCAATAGATGCTTATATTAATCCAGTAAGCTAAAGTCGGCTGGTATTTTTTTAAATAAAATAAATAAAATGATAAAAATAATAGGATGTAATTCTTTATTTGAAGAATTTGAAGAAGTATCTGTACAAGAATGTTTAAATTATTTTAAAGATTTTAGAAGTATTCAATTAGATACAGAAACTACTGGTAAAGACCCTCATACAGCTAAATTACTTTGTTTACAATTAGGTGATAATAATAATCAATTTATAATTGACTGTAGAGTAATTAATGTTTTATTATTCAAAGAATTAATTGAGTCTAAATTAATTATAGGACAAAATTTAAAATTTGATTATAAAATATTAAAACATGCAGGTATTATTTTAGATAAATGTTGGGATACAATGTTAGCTGAATGTGTATTATATTGTGGTTATGAGAAATATGGTTATGGTTTAGATAAAATAGTAAAAAGATATTTAGATATTGATCTAGATAAAAATGCTAGAAGTAGTTTTATTAACACAAATTCAGAACCATTTACTCATACTCAAATAGTTTATGCAGCTAAAGATGTTACCTATTTATCTAAAGTTGCTAGATTACAACATCAAGAAGCTGAAAAAAAAGATTTACTTTATTGTATTAATTTAGAGAATGAAGCATTTAAAGCTTTAGCTGATATTGAGTATAATGGTATGATTTTAAATAAAGATAAATGGATACATAATACTAAAACTTTTAAACAAGAATTAGATAATATTCAAATAGATTTAGATAAAATTGTAAAAGAAGAATCTAAATTATCTAAGTATGTACCTGAATATGTACAAGGTAATTTATTTGGCTTTGAAGAACGTGAACTAAATATTAATTATGCTTCTCCTTTACAGATAAAGAATATGTGTATAGCTTTAGGTTATAATATAGATTCTACTAATGATCGGGAGTTGACTAAGTTAGTTAATAAACATCCATTCTTTAGTAAGTTACAAGACTATAGAGAGAAAGCTAAGATTATTAGTACTTATGGTGAAGGATTTCTAAATTATATTAATCCTGCTACTAATAGAGTACATACAAATTTTTGGCAAGTATTAAATACCGGCAGAGTATCTAGTGGCTCTAAAGAAGATAATGCTCCTAATTTACAGAATATTCCAGCTAAAAACATATTTAGAAATTGTTTTGAAGCTAGACCAGGATATTTATGGGTATCTATTGACTACTCAGGTCAAGAGTTAAATCTTATGGCTGATGGTTCTGGTGAAGAAGGATTTATTGATGTACTAAACAGAGGAGAGGATTTACATTGTTATGCTGGTAGTATGATGTTTAAAAAAACTATTACTAAAGCTGACAAAGAATTAAGAAATAAGGCTAAAACTATAAACTTTGGCAAGCCTTATGGCATGGGTCCTCCTAAGTTAGCAGATACTTTACAAATTAGTTTAGAAGAAGCTGATCAATTATTTAAAGAGTATGGTAAATCTTTTCCTAAATTAAATAAATGGTTAGAACAACAAGGTAAATTTGGTAAATTAAATGGATATTCTTTAACTTTTGCTCCTTGTAAAAGAAGAAGATTTTATCCTGAAATTGAAACAGCTAGAGAACTAAGACAACAAGTACAATTTGTAGAAAAAGGTTCTACTGAATCTAAATTTTTATGGAAACAAATATTAATTATTGAAGGACAAATAGAAAGAAATTCTATGAATTCACCTATCCAGGGTGAACAATCACTGCCCTGGCTAAATCTTGTTAATTGTCTGGAAGCCTGAAATGGTAATCAGCAGCCAAGCTATATAGGGATATATAGAAGGTTCAACGACTAGGTAAAGTATTCTAGAACAGAAGAAATACCCACGAAAGCAAGATATTTTGATATTAAATAAATTACTATTATGTTTACTCCAAATTATAAATTAGAGTATTCATGAATGAGGCAATGAAAAAATACAGGAAAACTGAAAAATATAAGCTTACACAAAAAGCATATAGATTAAAAAGACGTGAAAATCCTGAATATGTAGAAAAGTTAAAACAAGAAAAAAAAGAATCTTTTAGAAGAAATTATATTCATAATTTATGGAAAAGGACAAAAGATAGAGCTATAAAAAAAAATTTAGAATTTAATTTATTAGAATCTGAGTTAGTTATACCTATATATTGCCCTATTTTAGAAATTCCTTTATTTATAGGAGTTAAAGGAAATTATGAAAATAGTCCTACTATAGATAGAATAGATAATTCATTAGGATATTTAAAAAGTAATTGTAGAATAATTAGCATGAAAGCTAATACAATGAAAAATAATGCTTCTTTAAATGAATTAAAAATGTTTTATAAAAATATTTTTACATATTATCAAAATAAAGATATAGTCTGAACATACAGGAAGAATAACTGTATGAATTATAGGATAAAGAACCTATAAGATAACAATAAAGAGTGGTGCAGATATTACTAAAGAAGCTTTAATAGGTGTTAGAAATTTAATTTTACAAGAATATCTTGATACAGCTTATTTAATTTGTACTGTTCATGATGCTATAGATGTTGAAGTTAGAGAAGATTTAGCTGAAGAATTTGCTAAAAAAATGGAGAAAATCATGATTGATTGTGGTAATAAATATGTTTCTAAAGTTCAAATGAAAGTTGATACTACTATAACTAAAGAATGGGTTAAGTAATTAATAAATAAAATTATGAAAACAAAAAAGTTTATTATAGGTAGATGGTATAGTATAAAAGATTATCCAAGATCTTATAGAAAATGTTCACATAATTTACCAGATTCTGCTGGATATATGTCTTATAGTGAAAGAATAAATGATACTAAATATGATAATGAAGAAGGAAGTTGCGGAAATAAAGACAATAGATTAAAATTAGTTAATTTATCAAAAATTTTAGATTATTTACCTAATAATCATCCAGACAAATTAGATTATTATAAACAAACTAATACTGATTATAAATATTTAATGCTATTTTTTAAAAAATTAAACATAATATGAAATCTAGAGATAAATTAAGAGAAGAGGTTTTAAAAGTAATAAAAAATGAAACTAATTGTACAATAGCTTTAACAGGTTCAAGTGGTAAAACAAGTATAGGATTAACTCATTTAAGTAAAGTATTTAATGTAAAAAAGAAATATTTAGTAGTTGTTCCTAAATTAAGTGTAAAACAATCTTGGATTGATGATGCTCATAAATTTAATTTTGAATATTTACTTAAAAATATTACTTTTTCTACTTATTTATCTTTAAACAAACAAAATAGTAATTATGATTGGGTTTATTTAGATGAAATACATAATCTAACATTTAAACATAATAATTGGTTAAACAAGAATACAAGTAATGTTTTAGGGTTAACAGGTACTTTACCTCAAAATCCTAAAAATATTAAACGTATGTTAATTGATAAGTATGCTCCTGTTAAATTCACTTATACTACTGATGAAGCTGTTAATGATAATATGTTAAATGATTATCAAATTATTGTACATTCATTAGAATTATCTGATATTAAAAACATTAAGAAAACTAAGAAAGACGGTACTAATTATTATTTATCTGAAAAGGATGAATATAATTATCTAACTAGTAGAATGACTTTAGTTAATACTAAAGAAGCTATGAAGTTAGGTATTATTAGAATGAGGTATTTACAAAAATTACAATCTAAAGAAGTTTTAGCTAAACAATTATTAGATAAATCTCAAAATAAATGTATTTTATTTGCTAATACTCAAGAACAAGCTGATAGATTATGTAAATATAGT